AGCATGTAATGTCTATCACCCACTACTAACAGAAACTCTTGTCAAGTTCCAAGCAGAAACTATGACAGAAACATTCCCAGCTTCAGGTCCAGTAAAGACACAAATCATTGGTAAAGAAACTGAGGAGTGTAAAGACGCAGCGGCTCGTGTACAAGAGAACATGAATTATCAGTTGACTGAGAAGATGACTGAGTATAGACCCGAACACGAAAGAATGTTATGGGGTTTAGGTCTTGCAGGTAATGCGTTTAAAAAAGTTTACTATGACCCTAACTTAGAACGTCAAGTATCTATGTATATTCCTGCAGAAGATATAGTTGTACCTTACGGTGCATCTGATTTAGAAAGTGCAGAAAGAGTTACTCATGTAATGCGTAAAACACAAAATGAGTTACGTAAATTACAAGTAGCAGGATTCTATAAAGATGTAGACTTAGGTGAACCAACTTACGACTTAGATGACGTTGAGAAAAAGATAGCTGAGAAGATGGGCTTTAGTGCTACAACTGATAGTCGTTGGAAAATATTAGAGATGCATGTTGACCTTGATTTAGAAGGTTACGAAGATGAACAAGATGGAGAGAAAACAGGTATAGCATTACCTTATGTAGTAACTATAGAAAAGTCTACAAATACAGTTTTATCTATTAGACGTAACTGGAGTCAAGACGATAAGACCAGACAAAAACGTCAGCACTTTGTGCATTATGGTTATGTCCCTGGTTTTGGTTTCTACCACTTTGGTTTAATACATCTGATAGGTGCGTTTGCTAAGTCAGGTACTATGATATTAAGACAACTTGTAGATGCAGGTACATTATCTAATTTACCAGGCGGGTTTAAGTCTAGAGGCTTACGTATCAAAGGTGATGAAACACCAATATCCCCTGCTGAGTTTAGAGATGTAGATGTACCATCAGGTAGTATTAGAGATAATATATTACCACTCCCTTATAAAGAGCCAAGTCAAGTTCTTAATCAACTAATGAATCAAATTATTGATGAGGGTAGAAGATTTGCTAGTGCGGCTGATTTAAAAGTCTCTGACATGTCAGCTAATGCTCCTGTAGGAACAACACTTGCTATCTTAGAAAGAACACTAAAAGTTATGTCTGCAGTTCAAGCTCGTATTCATTATTCAATGCGACAAGAGTTAAGATTAATTAAGGGTATTATTAAAGATTTTACTCCTGCTGATTATGCATATACGCCTGAGACAGGCTCAAGAATGGCGAAGCAAAGTGATTATGATAAGGTAGAAGTTATACCTGTCAGTGACCCTAACGCTGCAACTATGTCACAAAAAGTAGTTCAGTACCAAGCGGTTATGCAGTTAGCACAACAGAACCCAGATATCTACGACATGATAGAGCTTAATCGTCAGATGTTGGATGTACTTGGTGTTAAGAACGCAAATAAATTAATACCACAGAAAGATAATATGAAACCTATGAATCCTGTTACTGAAAACATGAATATTATGAACAGTAAACCTGTGAAAGCATTTATCTACCAAGATTCAGAAGCTCATATTAAAACTCATATGTCATTTATAAAAGACCCTATCGTAGGTGAAATGATAGGACAGAGTCCAAACGCTACAAAAATTTATTCTGCTATGGAAGCACATATTGCAGAACATATTGCGTTTGCATATAGACAGAAACTTGAAGAAGAACTTGGAGCTCCACTACCTCCACCAGAAGAAGCTTTACCAGAGGATGTGGAAGTTGAATTATCTAGACTTGTTGCTAAAGCAAGCGAGCAGTTATTACAGAAAAATATGACTGAAGCTCAACAGAAAGAACAACAGCAACAACAGCAAGACCCACTAATACAAATGCAACAACAAGAGCTACAAATTAAACAAATGGAAGCTCAAGCAAAAGCTAAGAAAATGACAGATGACTCTGCTATAGATGCAGCAAGACTTCAGTTAGAGAAAGCAAAAATGGAGTCACAAGAAAGAATCGCTGGTGCCAAGATTGGTGCTGACGCAGTCAACCAACAAAAAGAGTTGGATGCAAAAGAATTTATGGAAGGCACTAAGTTAGGTGCTGAAGCCGTAAAACAACAGAAGGAACGTAATAATACGCAAACTTAAAAACAGGAGAGAGAAATGGATGAAACGTTAAAAGTTCTCGCTAGTCAATTAGGCGAGGAAGAGCAACGCATGAAAGACGATATGGCACAAGGTAGAGCTGAAGAGTACGCACAATACATGCACGCATGTGGTGTTATCAGAGGCTTTCAAATAGCTCAAGGTCTTATTGCTTCTATGATGAGAAATATGGAGGAAGACGATGAGTGAAATACAAACCCCAAATAAAGAAATAGTATCGGCATCAGGTGCACCAATAAATCCACCACAAACAGATGTTGAAGAAAGTAAACCTGCTCAATTACCTGATGTTAAAGGCTACCGCATATTATGTGCAGTTCCTCAAGTAGAAGACACATATAAAGGTGGGATACTTAAATCAGATAAAGCAAAGGATATTGAAGAACATTCAACAGTTGTTTTATTTGTGATGAAATTAGGAGACACAGCTTATAAAGATGAGGCTCGTTTCCCAACAGGTCCTTGGTGTAAAGAAGGAGACTTCGTTATAACTAGGGCATATTCTGGAACTCGAATCAAAATTTTTGGTAATGAGTTTCGCATTATTAATGACGACACAGTAGAAGCTGTAGTGGATGACCCACGTGGCTACGAACGTGCATAACATGGAGAGCAAAGATGGCAGAAATAATCAATGAAATTCCTGAAGAGTTAGAAATGGAAGGAGAAGAAGTTGAGGTAAAGGAAGTTGAGGTTAAAGCTGAAGCTGAAGCTGAAGTAAAAAAAGAAGCTAAACCTGAGCAGTTAGAGTTAGATTTTGATATAGAAGTAGAAGATGATACTCCTAAAGCTGACAGAAACAGAGACCCTTTACCTGAGAATATTAAAGAAGAGCTTGAAGCTGATACTTTAGATGAATATTCAGATAGAGTAAAAAACAGAATGGCTCAACTTAAAAAAGCTTGGCATGATGAAAGACGTGCTAAAGAAGCTTCTGAAAGACAAAGACAAGAAGCTGAAAGAGTAGCGACACTTTCTGTGCAGGAAAATCAAAAGCTTAAACAAACACTTTCAACAGGAGAAGAAGACTATCTTAAGACTCTTCAAGATAAATATACAGCTGATTTAGCTTTTGCTCAAAGAGAGTACAGAGAAGCTTATGATGCTGGTGATAGTGAAAAATTAGTAGAAGCTCAAACTAAAATGAACGAGGCTCAATATAAACTAGGACAAGCTCGAGATAGAAAGCCTCAATTTACTAAAGAGACTTTACAAACTTCAGAAAATGCGGTATCTTCAGAGCAAGATACAGTTAGACCAACAGCTCCACAACCAGATGCGAGAGCTCTTGCTTGGCAAGAAAAGAACAAATGGTTTGGACAGGACGAAGAGATGACTTCATTGGCATTAGGACTGCATGAAAAATTAGTTAGAAATGGGGTAAACCCATCGTCTGACGAATATTATCGTAGTATTGATAGTACTATGCAAAAACGCTTCCCAGAAAATTTTGGGGGCACTGATACGTTGGAAGAGGCAAAACCTGCCCAACGCAAACCTTCAACTGTAGTTGCTCCAGCAACAAGGTCAACTGGCCCTAAAAAGGTTAGGTTAACTAAAACACAGTTAGCTTTAGCAAAGAAATTCAAGCTAACACCAGAGCAATATGCACGTGAATTAATTAAAACGGAGAGTACAAATGGATAAGAAAGTTAACAATCGCACAAGTAGAGAAGCAGTAACTCGTGAAGAGACTGAAGTTCGAAATAAACAGTGGAAACCTCGTTCAACATTACCAGAAATCAAGCATGAAGCTGGCTGGGCATATCGTTGGGTTCGAGTATCATTGGTGAATGAAGCTGATAATCTAAATGTATCTTCCCGTATGCGTGAAGGCTGGGAACCTGTGAAACATTCAGAGCACCCAGAAGTAAATTTACCAGCAGACCCTAACTCAAGATTCAAAGACGGTATTGAAGTAGGTGGACTGCTATTATGTAAAATGCCACAGGAAATGGTAGACCAGAGAAATGAATATTTTAAGGAAAAAGCTAGAGCTCAGGAACAGGCTGTAGATAACAACCTAATGAGACAGAACGACCCTAGAATGCCGTTATTTTCTGATAAAAAATCTACTGTGACTAAAGGCAAAAGATAATTTTTAAGGAGATTATATTATGGCATCAACAGCCGCACCTTACGGTCTTAAGCCCGTAAATTTGATTGGTGGACAGCCTTATGCTGGTTCTACTCGTCAAATTAAAATAGCGTCTGGGTATGACACAAACATCTTCAACGGAAGCGTTGTATCTATCGTTACAGCAGGAACACTTGAGATAGTAACCACTGTTGGTTCTAACTCTTCAGTTTTCCCTGCAGGAACAGTAGGCGTATTCGTTGGATGTTCTTATACAGACCCAAACTCAAAACAAAAGGTTTTCGCTCAATATTTTCCAGCAAACACAGTAGCATCTGATGCTGTTGGATATGTTGTCGATGACCCTGATGTAGTATTTCAAGTACAAGCTGATGCGTCAGTAGCCCAAGCTGGTCTTGGTGCAAACGCTCCATTAGCTGCAGTACAATCTACATCAACTGGTTCAACTGTGACAGGTAACTCTACTTCAGCACTAGATGCGACAGTAGCGACTACTACACAGGGATTCAGAATTGTTGATTTTGTTGACTCACCAAATTCTTCAGTAGGCGATGCGTTTACTGACGTGTTAGTGAAGTTCAATATTGCTCAGCATTCTTACACTAACGCAACAGGTATATAAAGGAGAATAAACAATGGCAATTTCAAGAGCTCAGTTATTAAAAGAGTTGCTCCCAGGCCTTAATGCTTTATTCGGAATGGAATACAGTCGTTATGGAGAAGAGCACGCAGAAATCTACGAATCTGAGACATCAGAACGTAGTTTTGAAGAAGAAACAAAACTATCTGGTTTTGGACAAGCACCTGTTAAAGACGAAGGTTCAGCCATCGCCTATGACAATGCTCAAGAAGCGTTCACAGCTAGATATAACCATGAAACCATAGCTTTAGGTTTCTCACTAACAGAAGAAGCTGTAGAGGATAACCTTTACGATACTTTATCTGCGAGATACACAAAAGCTTTAGCACGTTCAATGGCTAATACTAAACAAGTAAAAGCTGCGAACATTCTAAACAATGGTTTCTCTGATGCGAACGGTGGTGACGGCAAATCATTATTTGCTACAGACCATCCATTAGTATCAGGTGGTACAAACAGTAATACTCAATCAACAGCTGCTGACTTAAACGAGTCATCATTAGAAAATGCGGTAATTCAAATTGCTGCTTGGACTGATGAAAGAGGTTTATTGATTGCTGCTAAACCACGTAAACTAATCATCCCACCAGCGTTGCAATTTGTTGCTACACGTCTATTAGATACTGACCAAAGAGTAGGTACAGCTGATAACGATATCAACGCATTGAAAAACAACGGTGCAATTCCTGAAGGATATGTTATCAATCATTACTTAACTGATACTGATGGATACTTCCTAACAACAGATGTACCAAATGGTATGAAATACTTTGTAAGAACACCATTAACTACATCTATGGACGGTGACTTCGACACAGGTAATGTAAGATACAAAGCCCGTGAAAGATACTCATTCGGTTTTTCCGACCCATTAGGAATGTGGGGCTCACAAGGTGCTTAATAGGCACACTTGAGAGTGTTCAGTTTTTCATAGTTCTGGACACTTACTTTGGAAACCCAGCTAATCTCTCGCTGGGTTTTCTTTTTGCTTTTATTTATTCTCAAAGTAGGTATAATTTACTTATCGGGAACAACGTAACTTATCTAACTGCCCCCGAACAGACGCATACACGATAGATAAGTTCTAACTTTGTATGGAGATATATAATGGCTACATCAACTTTTTCGGGTCCAGTAGTATCCAAAAATGGATTTATTAACACAGGACCAGGTAATGTTATAGACGCTGACTCAAGCGTAGCTTTAACAGTCGCTACACACTCAGGCAAAATCGTACACAACGATGCTGCTGGAGCAGTAACTTACACATTACCAGCACTAAATGCAACAGCAGACGGAGCAAGTTCAGGACCAAGTTCTGATATTGACAATCTAAATAACATTGGTGCTACATTCACAATAGTTAACTCAATAACAAAAACAGGAAGTTTAATAGTTCAAGTTGCAAATGCAAATGACATTATGACTGGTTCAGCAACAATCGTTGACACAGATACAGATGACAATACAGAAGGATTTGTAACAGCAGCTGCATCAGATACTATTACATTAAATGGAAGCACAACAGGTGGTGTAACACACGCTACAATCACATGTACAGCTATCAGTTCAACTAAATGGAGTGTTTCAGTTATCACAGGTGGTACTGGAAACTTAGCTACACCTTTTAGTGCAGCAGTTAGTTAATAGGAGAATAATATGAGCAGTAATGGAGATATATGGGCAGTAACCCCTTCCACAAGTGCTACATACTATAGAGCAGCAGCATCCATATCGGGTGCTGGAGCTCTGACCTTACTCACCGATGACGCAGGCCCTAACGGGGTTGGTTATAAAGTTAGATTTACTTCAGCAGCAGACGACAGTGGAATTACTTTCACTATCGTTGGTATTACTGTAGCTGATGCTATAACAGGAAAATCAACTACAGAAGTCGTCACAGGTGCTGATACTGGCACAGCTGATTCTAGTAATTTTTTTGCTAAAGTTACAAGTATTACAGCTTCAGGTGCTTCAGCAGGTAATGTAAGTATAGGAACAACTGGGTCAATAGCTTTACCTAGAACCCGATTAAAAGGGTTTTATTATTTAGCTAGTGGTTCAGCAGGTAGTGTTAAAATGAACTTAAATAGTAGTTCAGGTACAGAATTGTTAAATATAGCAACACCAGCTAGTGCTACTGGCACACAAGATATGTTCCTTCCTGGCATGGGTATATTAACAACTTCAAACGGTAGTAGTATTTCAGATTTTGCTGTAGTTACTATTACTAATGTTACTAACACTGTATTATTTTGTGGATAGATAGTTATGGCAACTACCAGAAAAAAGGGTATGGGTATCAAGACTTCAGTTAAGTCTGGCAATTTTAGAAAGACTAAATCTGGAGCAGGTATGACAACGAAAGGTGTTAAAGCCTATCGTAAAGCCAACCCTGGTAGTAAATTGAAAACAGCAGTAACTGGAAAGGTTAAAAAAGGTTCTAAAGCTGCTAAGAGACGTAAATCATTCTGTGCACGTAGTGCAGGACAGATGAAGAAGTTTCCTAAAGCAGCTAAGAATCCTAACTCAAGGTTACGTCAGGCTCGTAAGAGATGGAAATGTTAACATGGAAGATAAGGTGCAAGAGACAGTAGCAGTTCATCAAGTTGAAATAGACCATATGAAGAAAGATATAGACCATATCATTCTAAAAGTAGACAAGATGGACACTCAGATAGACCGTATAGAAAAGGCTTTATCTGAACTAAGTGGTGGCCGTAAGGTCGCTTTGTGGATGTTTAGTGGCCTCGGCGTAATTGCTGGAATTGTAGCCACTTGGTTATTTAAATAAACTAACGGAGAAGAAAAGTGGTAGATAAAATACAAGAAGTTAAAATGATAATGGATGGTATCAAGAGAAGAAAAATTAGAAATGAATTAAAGAAAGTAGGTGTATCGTCTAATAAAGAGTTTATTGGAAGAGGACGTAATAAAAGAAAAAATCCAAACTACGACCCTCGTATGGGTACTAGTAAAAAACAAGATTTTGTTAAAAATCCTCTTAAAATAGATAACAAAGGGTTAACACCTAATGTTAAGAAAAAAGTTGAAGTTAAGAAAAAAGCCCCTGTTAAAGCTAAAACTGAAACTAGAGCAGAAATGTTAAAGAGAAAAACAGGCTCTACTTATGACCCAACAAAAGCTAACCGTGCAGGTCAAAAAATGGGTCAACGTAAAGCTGGTGGCCAAATTAAAAAGATGGCTTACGGTGGTATGGCTAAAAAGAAAATGATGGGTGGCGGTATGGCTATGAAATATGGTCATGGTGGTACAGTTGCTAAAGGTAAAAAATGTCCTCGTGATGGTATTGCGAAGAGAGGAAAAACAAGGGCTTAATTATGATGAAATGTAGAGGTATGGGTGCAATTAAACCAATCGCTTTTAAGAAAGGCGGTAGTACCAAAGATGCGTGTTATCATAAGGTAAAAGCTCAGTATAAAGTTTTTCCAAGTGCTTATGCCTCGGGTGCTATTGCTAAATGTAGAAAGAAAAGAGGCGGTAAGAAGTAGTGGCTGTCCGTAAGACTAAAAAAGGTCTTGCTTTAAAAAGATGGTTTAAGGAAGACTGGAAGGATGTAAAGACAGGCAAAGCCTGTGGTCGTAAGAAAGGTGATAAACGTGGTACACCTTACTGCAGACCTACTAAGCGAGTGTCGAGCAAGACTCCTAAGACAGCAGGAGAAATGACGGCAGCTCAAAAGAAGAAGCGTATTGCTCAAAAGAAAAGACTTGGGCAACCAGCTGGTAAGCCACGTAGAGTGGCCCCACTTAGAAGGACAAAGAGGAAAACATAATGAGAAAGAAAATTAAAAAATATAGTCATGGAGGATTGCATTCACCGTTTGATGCACCAGGTTTGATATATGATGATATTAAAAAATCCCTGAAAAAAAGAAAGGATAAAAAATTTCAAAAAGAAAAATACGAACTTTTAGATAAATATAAAGATATGATTATTGGAGGTGTACCAGAAGCTCCATACAGAGACTATCGTAAGATGGGTGACATGTTTGATTCAAAAAATCAACGTTTTAGTCGCAGAATGCAAGGATATCCTTCAGTTGATGTTGAAAAAATTCTTAATAGAAAAAAAGGTGGCTCAGTTAAAAAGAAAACTGTTAAAAAGAAAACTGTTAAAAAGAAAGCTGTTAGTAGTAAACGTGTTAAAGCCCATCGTGGCGATGGTATTGCTAAACGTGGCAGAACAAGAGGAAGGATAGTATAATGGCAACATCAGGAACAACAACGTTTAACTTAGATTTAAACAACCTTGTAGAAGAAGCATTTGAAAGATGTGGTGCTGAGATGCGTACAGGGTATGACTTACGTACTGCTCGTAGAAGTCTAAACTTACTTACTGCAGAGTGGGCTAACCGAGGTGTTAATCTTTGGACTATTGAAGAGGGTACTCTTTCTCTAACCACAGGTACTATAACTTACAATCTCCCTACTGATACGATTGACTTAATTGAGCAAGTTATTAGAACAGGCACAGGTACTAATCAACAAGATATTAACATTAATAGAATATCAGCTCCTACTTATGGAACAATACCTAATAAAAATACAACAGGTAGACCCGTTCAGGTATGGATAAACAGACAAGCAACACAACCGAATATAAATGTATGGCCAGCTCCAGAAGATAACAGCTATACATTTGTCTATTGGGCACTCAAAAGAATTGATGATGCAGGTACAGGAGTAAATACACAAGATATACCATTTAGGTTTTTACCTTGTTTAGTTGCAGGACTTGCATTTTATTTAAGTTTAAAGATACCTCAAGCAGGTGATAGAACTCAGTTTTTAAAACAAGAGTACGAAGAGCAGTGGACATTAGCTTCAACTGAAGATAGAGATAAAGCTACGCTTAGGATTGCTCCACGTAGACAACACATATAGGAGAGAAGATGGCAGCTAAAGATATAACAGGAGATGGTAAATTTACTAAAAAAGACCTTTTGAGAATGAGAGGTGTACCTGGATTTAAAAAAGGTGGTGCAACTAAAAAGAAAGCTACTAAGAAGAAAGCTTTCAAAGCTCACAATATGTATAATCCAAAGACTGGTAAAGCTGTTAAAGCAGAGTCTTATGCTAAACATATGGCGTTAAAGAAAAAAGGCTATGGACACACTAAACCAAGGAAAGGAAGATGAGTAAGTACGCTTCAGCAAAACATACCATTGCCGAGTGCGACAGATGTGGCTTTCAATATAAGCTAACAGAACTAAAAGACTTATTTATAAGAACCACAGAAACAAATATAAAAGTTTGTAAAGAGTGTTGGGAACCAGACCACCCACAGAACATGCAAGGTATGTATCCTGTAGATGACCCCCAAGCAATACGAGACCCAAGACCTGATAAAAACCTAGAAGAACAAAGAGATTATCAATATGGGTTTAACCCCGTAGGACTCAATAATCCTTTACAATTAGAGGGATTAGTAGATAATTTAGAAAGTAATGGCCAAATAGGGTCAGTAACTATTACAACAACTTAGGAGTAAATGATGAACAAAGATAGAAAAGGAGCTAAGGTAACTTATAAACAACCTGAAAATGTTGCTACCCCTAATACAGGTGGTTATCCTGAAAAGGATGTAAAGACTGAAGGTGTGGTTACTCGTGGTAACGGAGCAGCTACAAAAGGAACTAAAGCTAGAGGACCAATGGCATAATGACTTATACCGAGTTAGTAGCAGCAATCAAATCGTACACAGAGAATGACTATAGTACGACTGATGTTAATACTTTTATTCAAAATGCAGAGCAACGCATACATAACACTGTGCAGTTACCCGACCTACGTAAGAATGTAACGGGTACAATGTCATTAGGTAATAAGTATTTTTCTCTACCTAGTGATTGGTTATCTACCTTTAGTATTGCTGTTATAAATACTGACAACGAATACACTTATCTTTTGAATAAAGATGTTAACTTTGTAAGAGAATCGTTTCCTGATACTGATTCAGGGTTCTATGGAAAACCTGAATATTATGGTATATTTGACGATAATACAATGATATTAGGGCCAACACCTGATGCTAATTACAGTGCTGAGTTACATTATTACTATTACCCAGAAAGCATTGTTACTGCTGGTAATACTTGGTTGGGGGACAACTTTGATACTGCATTGTTTTATGGTGCATTACTGGAAGCAGCTGCGTTTATGAAAGAAGACGCAGATACAGTAACTCAATACACAGCAAGATACAGTGAAGTCATGCAGTTGTTGAAAAACTTAGGTGATGGTAAAAATAGGCGTGATGCTTATAGAAGTGGACAAGAGAGGATACCTGTAAGAAATGGATAATCAAGCAAAACTATTACAAGGTGTTGATTATGATGTAATTACTACATCAGATGGAGGAATGACACCTGAGCAAGTAGCAGAATTGTGTCTTGCTAAAATAATTTATGTAGGTGATGAAGCTAATCCTTTATTAAAGGAGCAGGCTTTGGCTTACAAAGATAGCATTAGACAAGTTCTAGTGTTTTATATGAAACAGGCTATAAAGTCTAATCATACAACTATAGCGAATAAACTGCATAAGGCAGGGCATTCTGAATTAACTAAACTTTTGGAGATATAAAATGGCAATTTCTCAAGCAATGTGTACTTCATTTAAAGTTGAGTTGTTGAATGGTATTCATGCATTTAGTACAACAGTGGCTCGTGGTAATACGAACGCTGATAGTTTTAAATTAGCATTATATACTTCATCAGCTTCTTTAGGTGCTGCTACTACAGCATACACAACTTCTGGTGAAGCATCAGGAACAGGATATACAGCAGCAGGTGCAGCACTTACCGCTGTCGCTCCTACATCATCTGGTACTACAGCGTTTTTAGATTTTAATGATTTAACATTTTCTACAGCTACGGTTACAGCTCGTGGAGCATTAATATACAATGATACTCAAGGAGACAAAGCGGTAGCAGTATTAGATTTTGGTGCAGATAAGACATCTACAGCAGGAGACTTTACAGTAGTATTCCCTGCAGCTGATGCTTCTAATGCAATCATACGAATAGCTTAAGTATATAAGCTAATGGAACGTTTATTTTTTATAGCTATAATGGTAATAACTTTTACGCATACAGCTACAATATTTGCGGCTGACTCAAATATCTATTACAAAGACCAGCCGCCAGCATCAGCTATCTCACCTTCAATTTCTATTGGTGGTGCTATGGATGTTTGTGTAGTAGTTAGAAGTGGTGCTATTGGTACAGGATTATTTAATGCGTCAGCTGGTATACACGTAGTTGACAAAAATTGTGAACGAATCAAACTTAGCAGAAGTCTTGCTCAACTTGGACTTAAGGTATCAGCTACGGCTATCTTATGTCAAGACAATAGAGTTTTTACAGCCATGCTGGCTGCAGGAAGCCCGTGTCCTATAGACGGATTAGTGGGTAAAGAAGCTAAAGCTAAATACATAGAACTAGGAATAATAGATGATAAAAATAATATTGTGGGCAACCCTAATGTCTTGCATGTCAATATTAGTAAGCCACGCCGAGACGACTACTTCGGCCAACCTACTAGATAATAATACATTTGACGAGAATACTAATGGATGGACACTATCTGATTCTAATGTTAAGCGGGACGCTAATTCTTATAATGATGCAGGTAACAGCCCTACTATAAGATTTAAAGGGCAAACTTCAACTATCACTCAATCTGTAGATACTTCTGGGTTAGAAACTAATAAAGAAATTACAGACGTTACTGTTAAGTATCACGGCTATGGCTGTGGTAACACACCTAATGGTTGGTGTACTGCTGGTGGTGATGACACGATTGTTACTAATGTTACTTTGAAAAACGGAGCAGGCACTGAGATTTCTACTAACACAATAGCAGTGCCATACGAAGATGGTTGGACTCATCACACGTTTACTAAATCTATTAATGATACATTTTTAACAGGTGAGACTGGAATTACATTTAGCTTACAAGGTATTGATACAGGAGACTCAAGTAGTTGGCTAGGTCCTATTACCGATAACTATGAGCTATTAGTAACATACCAAGATTATGTAGCTCCTGTTGTTATTGAACCTGTTGTGGTTGTACCTGTTGTTGAGACTGTTGTTGAGACTGTTGTTGAGACTGTTGTT